TGATTGAGAGTGTTCTTAAACCAGACTCCAAACTTCGTGGATGCGCATACAACCAGGACTGCTATGATGAGTTAATGGAATGGCGTAGTAAGATGTTGGAGATGCTTTATGACCACCAAAGACAAAAAGTTTGAAGACTTATGGTGGGAGATGGAGGAAATTGAACCTCTGACCCCACCATCAAAAAAACATTGTAATGAATCTGATGAAGTTCCCACACAAAGCACCAAAAGGGTATGAGTATTGGAGTGATGATTACTCCAAGACAATCAAAAGGATTTGGATACGCAATCTAGGAACATTTACATACACACAAGAACAACCTAGTGCAGTGTGGGGGTTTTTCAATAGAAAAACTGGTCAGTTTATTTCACCAATTAACTGGAAGAAACCTGGTAAGGTAGTGGATATCAATGATACATCTCCTTATACAGCAATGCCTCTTAATCTCACACCATTAGAAGCAGCATTTCAATGAGTTACATACCTAAGGTTAATGATTATGTGAGGTGGACAACTCCACTGGGCAGAGTGACAGAGGGATGGGTATATTTTGCCTGTGATTTATCAATTAGTATTGAGGTTGGGGTAAAAGATAAACCAAAGTGTATGTACACAAAGGAAGAAAAGCATAAGAAGATTCATATCTTGGTTGTATGCCCTAGTTTCTTGTGGAATGAGTTAGAATATATCAAAAGCAGGAAATCACATTATGATGATGACCCTGTTGACCTTTATAAGTCCCAACCATATAGAAACTCTGATCCATGACACAATGTATAGATCCCAGCAATGATGGATATTTCACAGTAACATCAAACAAACCATATAATAGACACCATTATAAGATGGTATTCTCAAATGGTCAGTCAGAAGATTATAAAACTTGGGAAGAAGTAAAAATAAGATGGTTTGAAACACCAGGGCAGTTTTTATCACATATTGAGGTTATTGACAAGAAAAAAGGATTCTGATAAAATACAAAAAAAGATATAATTATGAAAAGAATTAGCATCATTGCATCAACTCTGCTTGCATTGTCTATCCCTGTAAGTGCATTAGCAGAGGGTGATGTAGGTAGTAAAGTCAAAGGATGGAAAACATATGACTCTCTGGGTTGTATGATGTTGCGTGAATGCACTGATGGTGTGAAACCAGTTGTATCTCTGTTAGATGTATCCAAGGAGTATGATAACTGGGAGGACTTTACTATTATTACCTCTGAATTCAATAGTATGGTTAACTCACTCAATCAAGTGGGTGTAGGTGTTTATCTTGCTGACTCAAAGTATTTCCCTGTTGGTCATCGTGGTGTATATCACACTGTTGGTAATAACTTCTTCCTGAATAGAGATTATATGGATGATCCTGGTGTCCTGATGTCTGTAATGCGTCATGAAGGATGGCACGCAGCACAAGATTGTATGGCAGGCACTATCAACAATAGTCTGGTTGCTATTATTAAACCAGAAGAGGATGTTCCACCACTGTGGCGTGGATTAGCAGAGAGAACTTATCCATCTGCTGCTGTGCCTTGGGAAGCAGAAGCAGGATGGGCAGGTAGAACAGAAGGAATGACTGCAAAAGCACTTGCTGCTTGTGCTAAGGGTAATATGTGGGAGGTTTATGAACCAACTCCTAAGACTAAGGAATGGTTGCAGAATAATGGTTTTCTTGACTAAATTATCCAATGTGGAGACTCTGGGCACTTGCTCTTGGTAGAAAAGAGGGCAGAAATAAAAGAGATGCTGATAGGATTGCTATCATTCGCACTCTCATAATGGTACAGTTGATTGTTACCAATATGTTCATTATATCAGGGAATGTTAAAAATCTATTCTTTGACACTAAATATAGTGATTGTCCAGTTAAAATAGTGTCCACCACACCTTGACTGTGAACACTAGATGCTCTATTATGTTAATGTAACAACAGGAGTGTTCCAATGTCTTTCACTGCGTATCCTCAAAAAGCAAAGTATCGTGTGACTCTTGAGATTGATGTTTTGGATGACTTCAACCCGCATAATATTGACTGGGAGAAGATTCTTGATGTCCAGGGTAATGAAAGTGTCACAGCATATATTGAAGACCTGAGCACTCCTGATCGTTGGTAAATTAGTTAACTTTGGTGGATATAAATACTTCTAAGATTTACTATCCACCAAATGGCATATCATATCACTAGACCTAACGCTCTTGATCCTTCTAAGGTTGTCTACTACACAGGTGGTAACACTTGGAGTGATAATCCTGCTGATAAGAAATCTTTTACCACCAAGGCAAAAGCAGAAGAACTGTTTCCCAATCCTGATGGACAAAATGGTGGATTTAAGAATGCAACAGCAGTAAAGAGTTGAAATGAAAACCTTTCAACAATTTCAAGAGGATATTACTCCTGATGAGAATCCTCTCAACCAAGCAAATAAGAACGCTGAATATCGTCAGAGAAGACAGAAAGTAAAGCAGCGTAAGATGGCACAACATCATACCTCTACTAATATGGAAGAGGTTGAGGTTGATGAGGTCTATGATCCAGAGATCCAAGGTAGATCTCAGATCAAGCAGACTGGTGATGGTGGACGTAAAGAACCTAAAAGAGATACTGCATCAAGAAGACGTCCAGGTGTAAAACCTAGGATGAAAGCAATAGGTGGTGGCAAATCTGCACCAGTTGGTGAATATAAAGACAGGAAAGATATTGGTGCAACCAAGGCAAGAAGTGAAAGAGAGTCACAACCAACAAAAGAACGTGGTTCTGCTGAGGTTAAGCAGTCATATGCTGATAAAGTAAAAGCAGAGAGAAGAGCAGCAGCAAAGGCAAGAATTGCTGCTAAGAAAGGTGGTGGTGAGGTAAAGAAAGACAAGACATCTGCCAAGGATGCTGAAAAGCAAGCATCTAAACTGTTGAAGAAGAAAGCAGAGAAAAAGGTAGACCCTGGTTATAAACCACGTGAGGCATCAGGATACACTAGAAAGGAGAGAATGAAGATCACCAGAGCAGGTGAACGTGAGTTGAAAGGTATCATGAAGAAGCAGGAAACTGACAAGTATAAGAAAGCAACTGGTCAGAATCCTGATAGAAAAGGCATGACCAAGATTCTTGGTAGAGTTAACAAGAGGATGAGCACATGAAATCTTTCAGCAACTTTATCCAAGAGGCAAGATCTGCTGATGAAATCACAGCAGATGCCAGAGAACAAAATAGAGAGAGAAGTGCAGAGGCAAGAAAGAGATTGCGTGCTAAAAGAGATGCAATCAAAGCAAATACTGATGCTAGATTAGGTGGTGTATCACATAATGAAGAAACTATTCTAGAATATTCTGGTCAAGCAATCACTAATACCACACAAGGTGGTGGATCTGGGACCAGAGATGATATGGACAGAAAACTGATTGACAGAGTGAGAGGAAGAACTAATGCCAAGAAAGCAACTAACAATGTTGCTAAACAGTCAGGACAATCTGTAAAGAATGCCACTGACAATACAGCAGGCACAGGTTCACAAAGAAAACCACAACCTTATAGACAAGCAAATAAGACTGCATCTGCTAAACCTGAAAAAGGTGGTGCAATCACAAAGACAGGTGATAGGAAACCATCTGCAATGGTCAAGAAACCAGTATCAAAAGCAGTTGCACAAGTGAGAGTTAAAGTTCATGGTGGAAGACCTGGATTAGGCACAGCACAGAGACCAGATCTTGCTGGTGTTAAACCTAAACCAATGATTGCTGCTGCTCCACAACAGAAACCAATTGCTGGTGGTAGTCAACAGAAACTGTCTGGTAGTCCACAGAGAAAAGCATTACCTGCTGCAAGGAGTTAAAGTTAGTAACCTCCAAAGGTCTACTATATTGATTGATACTACATTATGACTCTATTCATTGCCAAGGGTGCCTGGAAGGATCACAGAGGTGCTCGTCATAACTTTCAGATAGAATCTGACAGGGCAGAGCGTAGGTTTATTGCCTCACTTGTTGCTGCTCAGTATCCTTGTGAAGAAAAAGATGTTATAATCAACTCAGTCAGACGTCCACAATCTGACCACATTTCTAACTTCCAAGGGTATGAAAGACAACCCTATTAAAGTTAGTAACCTCTGAATGTCCACTATATTACAAGCACACTTTTGATGATCACTCTTCGTCCTCACCAGCAGACTGCCCTTGATGCTATGCGTCAGTCTGCACTGGGTCAAATCATTGTCCCCACTGGTGGTGGTAAGACTCTGATTGCAATCATGGATGCTGTGAAGCGTTTTGAGGTCAATGTTCCCAGAAATATTGTTGTTGTCTGCCCCAGGATTCTTCTGATTGAGCAACTCTCTGCTGAGTATCTTGAGCATGTGACTAATGCTAATGTCCTCCATGTTCACAGTGGTGAGACAAAGCATTTCAGAACTACTAAGTCTGATCGCATCAAACTGTTTGTAGAGATGTGCAACATGGTGCGTGAGCATACTATTATCTTCACCACTTATCACTCTCTCCATCGTATTGTTGATGCAGATATTGCTGTTGATACAATCTACTTTGATGAGGCACATAACAGTGTTCAGCGTCACTTCTATCCTTCCACTGAACATTTCAGTAAGAAGGCAGATCGCTGCTACTATTTCACTGCCACACGCAAGACTTCTGTTACTACCAACAAACCAGGCATGAACTGGGTTGAGACTTATGGTCAGGTGATTGCACGTGTCTCTGCTCCCACACTTGTGGATGGTGGTTTTATCCTCCCCCCTAAGGTCAAGGTGATTGATATGGACAAGTATCCTGTCAAGTCAATCACTCCTTGCATGGATTCACGCAATGTCCTTGCATCTATTGATGAGATTGCAATCAAGAAAGTGTTGGTCTGTGTCAAAACTACCAAGCAACTTATCAATCTGTTTCAGACAGACTTTGCCTATCAGTTGTCTCAGCGTGGTTACTCTTACCTCTACATCACATCAAAGACTGGTGCTGTTGTTGATGGCAAGAAGGTCAACAGAGAGAAGTTCTTTGAGATCTTGAATACTTGGGGCAAGGATCCTGACAAGAAGTTTGTTGTCCTGCACAGGTCAATCCTGTCTGAGGGTATCAACTGCTCTGAACTTGAAGGTGTTGTCTTCCTCAGAAATATGGATGCTATTGAACTTACACAAACTATTGGCAGAGTTATCAGGGTTGGCAGTGATGCTAAAACTTATGGTTGTCTGTGTGTTCCAGTGTACTCCAATGTTGGTATTGCAACAGAGAAGTCACTTCAAAGGGTTGTAGATGTTGTCTTTGAGAAGGGTGAGATGTTGGATAGTGTTGCCAGGAGGTAATCTATGAAGGTTATTAACCATAACTCAAATATCCTCCATCCTGTCTCACCAGAGACAGGATTTGTGGTGGGTAAGGATATGTTATATGCAGCAGTTCCTGTTGCTGGCAGCAAGACTAAACTTGCTATTGTATATCAAGGCAATATCTTGAAAGTGTGCAGAAATAGACAATCTGCCATTAGTTTTATAGATAAGCACAAACGCAGTAAGAAGAAATGAAGAAGAGAATCAAGTCTCTGGGTGAACTCCAAAAGCATCTAAATGCACTGGTTAAGAAACATGGAGAGGCAGCACCCTGTGCTGCTTGGTTAATCACCAGAGATGATTACACTACCATTGATGACAATATGAGACAGGTTTCTGTCACTGCACAGCAGGCAAAATCAATGATTGATGATGTCCATCTCTTTGAGTATGTCTACATTGATGACCATTTGAGAAGAATTATTGACAATGGTAAGTCAACTAACAAACTATAATGTTAGTAACCCTTAAATGTCCTCCACATTACAACACCCTACACTATGAAAAAGTTTCTTACGTCCATTCTTGCAAGTGCATCTCTATTTGTACCTAATGCTGCACTAGCAGAAAATACTTTTGAGGACCATGTAGAGTTGTTTAATACTATCAAAGACACTGGAATCACAGTTCTTATCAATCCTAAACTACACTGTATGTATAGTGATATTGATGGTTTCTATCATAGGGATGCTGCTTTATTAGTTGTTTGTCAGGATAATTCATACGCTGGTGGACCACAAGTTGAATGGACTGCAAATGATTTAGACACATTGCGCCATGAAGCACATCATGTGGTGCAAGATTGTGCCCTTGGTGGTATTGGTGATGGAAGATTTGAACTACTGTTCAGTGAAGAGGGCAAACTTGCTGAGTTTATTTCTAAGTCATCCTACACAGAGGAACAAGTTGAGGACATAGTTTCTTGGTTAACAGATGAAGGATTATCAGAGGAAAATATTCTTATGGAGGTTGAGGCATATGTTGTGGCACAAGATATTGATGCCACAAGTATCTCTAATAAGATCAAAGAATTTTGCAATTAAAGTTAGTAACCTCTAAATGTCCATCATAGTGTAACCACTGACTGATTATGAATCTCCTTGAAGACAAGACAACTTATCTCACAGAGTGTCTGATTGAAACTCTCAACAATAGAGAGAAAGTTGATGCTATTGAGTCAAATAGAACTGTTTACACTCAATTTGAATATGAGGTAGGCAGAAAGTATATCAAAGTCTGGTCCTATCTTGTATCAGACCAGAGACTGAATGGTCGCAGTTGCTATATGTTTGTTGACAAGAATACTGGTGATGTCTACAAACCTGCTTCTTACAAAGCACCTGCTAAGGGTATCAGATTTCAAATTGACCAACTAGCAGATAATCCAGACATCTGTGATTCTTTTGGTTCTTTCCTCTACATTCGCTGACATGACTTCACTTTACGGACAAATCTTCACTGTTGATGAAAGACTCAACTACATCCTTGAAAATCTCACCAGAGCAGTAGAAGTGTGCAAAGGAGTATCTGATGACTCTGATGATTACACCAAAACTTATAGCTATGCTACTGGTTGGTCTACTTCTGCCATGAATAGTGCAATTTCTGACTTAAACTCTATCCTCTCAGATATCAGAGAAGATAGTTAGTAACCTCCAAATGTCCACTGTATCACAACCACACACATCATGAACAATTCTTCTCAAATCCTTCGTGAACTGCAAGACCTTAAAAAGACTTGGAAGGTTCAGAATTTCAACTTGACTGCAACACAGCAGGCACGTTATGATGAACTTATTGGTCTTCGTAAGGCATTCATTCAACATTGGAAGGAGACAGATCGTGTCTGGATTGGTCCTTCCAATGCTGGTAATAACTTTGAGAAGGAGGAGGAGAATGTAGCACCTAACTGATCCCCTTTTTTTACATTATCCTTTTTATTATTCAATTCAATGACTACAACTACTCCTGATCCTGTTTCCAACAATGTTGAGCGTGTTCTTGTTAGGAATACTGCCTCAGGTTTTGAGCAAGGTATTGCTGCAACAGCAGGATTGCTGACTTGTGGGCCTATTGGTGCCCTTGCATCTTGGGGTGCTATTCGTGGACTTCAAGGTAAATGGACCCCTTGGTTTATCCTTGGTGTGCCTAGTGCTGTTGTTATCAATGTGGTGAATATTGCTGCTCTTGCTGTCATTGGCAGTTCCTCTGGTAGTGATGAATCATCTTATGTTCCCCCTGTAAATGAGTCTACCACCAGTGAATATGTGTCATCTAGTACACTGCCATCTTACAATGTTGCCACTAATGGTGGTTCAACACTGCAACAAAAGTGTAGAGAACTAGCATCTGCACAAAGTGCAAATGATGTTGGCAGAGTAGCACAGTTGTCGTTCCAAATTGGTTATTACCATGATACACCTTGGAACACAGAAGTGGATCAGGATTGTGCATCTGTTGGTGTGAATACTGCCTATTAAAGTTAGTAACCTCCAAATGTCCTCCATAGTGTAACCACCAAAAGATTATGACTCAAACCCATATTGAACATCCAGAAGATCTCATCCTCACAGGTGATCTTAATGTCTTCAACATCCTCTATGATGTTGCTTCTATTTCCATGAAGATGGATGGCATCTCATTAGTTTGGGGCACTAATCCTGCCAATGGTAAGTTCTTTGTCTGCACCAAAGCAGCATTCAACAAGCAGAAGATTCGTCTCTGTTATACCCAGGAGGACATTGATATTCACTTTGGACATCAACCAGACCTGGCAGACAAACTATCATTTTGTCTGACACATCTGCCTAGGACTGACAACATTTATTGGGGTGATTTCCTTGGTTATGGTGGTGTCAAGGTGCTCAAACCCAACACCATTTCATATGTTTTCCCAGAGGAGATTGATGCCTTCTTGGTGATTGCACCTCACACACTTGTGCAACCATTTGATGGTCCTTTGTGTGATGCAGTTTGTGATCCTCTTGCTGAGGTATTTGATGACACAGATGCTATCAAGTGGGTACAACCCTCTGTGGATAGGTTATATGCCCCTGCAACCCCTCCTAACATCAATGCAGATGCAATCCCCTTCCTGAGTAAGAAAGAGGCAGAGATTGCCAAAAAGTCTATTAACAATGTGATCAAGTCTGGCAAGGAGTTGACTGACTCTATCCTGATTGACATTCTTGGTTCAGTGCAACTTGCCAATCTGTATCAGTTGGTGATTGAAATCAAGGATGATTTGATGGACAGTATGATTGTCACTGATGCACCTAGATCTTTTATCTTTGATGAGGTGGAGATTGATGGTGAGGGTTACATCTTCTGTTCAGAAGAGTATGGAACTGTCAAACTGGTTGATCGTCCCTGCTTTGCTTTTGCTAACTTCACCAGTGGTAAGTTCCAGTGATTAAAGTTAGTAACCTCCAAATGTCCCCTATTGTGTAACCACTTAAATCAATGCTTCTTTCTGAATTTCTGACTACTTCATTCCAAAATGTAAGATCCCCAGAACGCACTAAGATACTACACAAAGTTTTGTTGAATGAAATTTTGAACAGCAAACATGAGTGGGCAGAATATCATTGGGATTATGAAAAGATAATTGAAGATGGATTTGGTGGAACATTTCAGGTAGATATTATTGCATATGATTCTAATGGAGATATAAAAATTATTATTCTTGATAAAGCATATCAAAGCAGTGTCACTAAGAATATGAAAAACTTTTCTAATACCACCATTGGAGAATCAGCAAGAGCATATTTCTCACCTGTATGTAAAAATATTGAGAAAATTCTATTTGTCAGTGTGATGCCAAGAGTGGCACCCATATTCACAAATAAGGATATTGTAAAGGGATTTGATAATGTAGTAGCAGCAAAAGGTCGTTCCAATATTGATCCTATTCTGCAACAACAATATGGTGGTGTTGTAGAAGTTATAGACTTGTTTTATGACATTGAAGATGTTAGAATGAAATCAAATAGGTCTGACTTTGATGTGATTGAAGTGACCAATCTTGATGAACTGGTTATTGCATGAGTAAGTTATTCTTAGGTGATTGTATAGACATTATGTCCACACTTCCTGATGGTTGTGTGGATATGGTCTTTTGTGATTTACCCTATGGCACTACCCAGAACAAGTGGGATAGTTTAATCCCTTTTGATGAATTGTGGGCACAATATAATAGAGTTGTAAAGAAAGATGGTGCAGTTGTTCTTACTGCCCAACCACCATTTGATAAGGTGCTTGCTTGCTCAAACCTGAAAGATTTCAAGTATGAGTGGATCTGGGAGAAGAATAAGGCAACAGGGCATCTCAATGCCAAAAAGATGCCTATGAAAGCACATGAGAATGTGCTGGTATTTTATAGGAAGTTGCCCACATACAACCCACAAATGACAACAGGGCATAAACCTATGAACGCAGTTTTGCCCAAGGATAATATCCCAGAACCAGAAGAAAAGAGGAATTATAATCATGTAGAAAAGAGACTGGGTAACACTGGTGGCACCACAATCAGGTATCCAAGAGATATTTTGAAGTTTCCAGTTATCAACAATGATGACCCAAAGAAGTTTCATCCAACACAGAAACCAGTGCAAATGATTGAATACTTCATCAGGACATATTCTAATCCTGGTGATACTGTACTGGATAATTGTATGGGTTCTGGTTCTACTATCATTGCATGTAATAATACAGACAGAGAATATATTGGCATTGAACAATCAGAGGAATATTACAACAAAGCAAAAGAATGGATTGAGAGTGAGTCTAGACTGACTTCATTCTTTGGCAATTAAAGTTAGTAACCTCCAAATGTCCCCTATTGTGTAACCACCAAAAGATTATGACTCTCACACTGACTGAAAAGAATCAACATCAATATGTGCTCAGGCAGAAGATGCATGAGTACAATCTCAAAGCAGAAGCATGCGCCCAAGAGATTGCAAGACTTAACAGAGAGTATCAATCACAGTTTGAAACTCCTCTTTTTGATGAAATGTTTGGAGGTTGATTGATGAGGCATTTCTCTTTCTTTCTTCTTATTCTAGGGGTCACAGTAACAGGATTGGAGATCCAATCCTATGCCAATGAGGTATGTTATGGACCTGCAATCCCTAATTCTGCACTATGTTCTTTCTCAAAAAACTAATGGAATCACAAAAGACCAAATCTCTTAATCTCCTCAGAGATGGATTCAAGCAAGAGTTTGCACTAAAAGTATTTGAAGATGACAGATTCTTTGAACTATTGCAAGACATCTCCATTGATTTTGTAGATGATAACATTCCTATTGTAGATGATAATGTAAGACATGATCTTGCATTTCTCCTCTGTGAATCAATCAAACTTGGTAATTACTGATCATTATGTCATTCAAAACATTTCTTTCTCTCTCAATTCTTTCTGCACTGACTGTTGGTGTTGTTTCACATATTGCCTCTAATGAGGGTGAATATGAAAGACAGTATTATGCACAACTTACACCTGAGTTGGTAACTATCAATGACCCACTGGGAATTGGTGCCACTGATGTAACACTAACAGCAGATTGCACCAATGGAACTATCAGGCAAGATGGAAATCCTGATTATGGTGTATTGCAGAAACCAGAGCAACATAGAGACGCATATATTGAGAGGATGAGTGATGCTTTCTCTAATCCTGAAAATGTTAATACATTGGCAGATTACTCTTTCAGGTTCTTTGCAACTCAACTGGAAAGAGCATGTAATTAAAGTTAGTAACCTCCAAATGTCTCCTATTGTGTAAGCACACACACCACAAATGCCAAATCTTGATCTCCTCCTCAAATATGAACAGGGCATCATCAATGATGATGACTTTCTGACACTCTTCCAAGAAATCTTTGACACCAAAGCATATCAATGGTTGCAGGGTCATTATGGTCGCACCTGTGAGTCACTTTACAATGAGGGTCTCATCAAATGAGTTATCCTCTTGGCACTGATAACCCAATCATTGTAAAAGGTGTATGGGGTACACACAAATGGGCATTATATTGGAGGGAAGATATGCAAAAGATTGCAACATTCTCTAATCAATTTAATGCCTACCAGGCAAGACAAACCATTCTTAAATCACTCTAATGTTTGATCCAGTTCTTGACAATCTACCTCAACCAGTTGATGGTATTGACCCACAACTTGAAATGTTGACTCAACGCGAACAATTGATGATAGACATTGATTGTATTGTTGAGAGTGAACTTGATGGCATTGTTTCTCAAAAATTGAGTGATGCATTGGTGAGGAGTCTATGTGATGCTGTCTGCAAG